CTAACGCCGGGTTTGAATAAACGGCTAGTAATCTCACTAACTCACCAGGTAACTGCTGAAGGACCCGAAAGCGTTGTGAAGCGCCTTAAGGTTTTGAAGCAGGCTGCCGTGAACAAGATAGCCGGGGTTCCTTATGTGCTCCCATGGATCGCCCATACGTCAAGGGGACCGAAAGGTGCCTGGAAACCAGTGTGGCATTGGCTAGAAAGTCAGCGGTATCGTACCAAAGTGAGAGCCCTAAACACGATGATGGTATACGCGAGCTTAGTTGTTCCAAAGCAAGCGGGTCCAACACCGACACAGGAGCGAAAGTTTCTTGGGTCTGTGGTGTTGCCTGATGAAGAGGTGACTCTCCGTCAACAACGGCTGGAAAAATCACTACGTAGTGGCTTCTTTAGTAAGGGGGCTTCCCTCCTGAAACGGAAATTAGATCAGTCCGGTTGGAAACCGGATACTGACAAGGGTTCGGTGGATCTCATCGAATACTTAGCCACGACAAAGGGTACAGACTCGGAGTCGGTAGCTAGATCCGAAAGGGTCATGAACCGGTTCTTGGGTCATCCAGAGTTCTACTCGTTCCACTCATTCCCACAGGTCCAAAAGGCCTTGGGTGAGCACGGGCAGGATTACTTTGATATGACACATCCATGGAATGGACGTCATCTGGACTGGAAAGAGGTTCAACCTCCTACAGAGCCCATTGGTGTCATCGGGTACTCGCAAGAGCCCGGTGCGAAGCTGCGAGCCTTTGCGTCACCTAATTGGGTGATTCAGGCGGCAATGCAAGGACTAAAAGTAAACCTCCTAGATGCACTATCTAGCTGTGAGTGGGATTGTACCCACGATCAGATGAAGGGTGTGATGGGCGTTCAACGGTGGTTGCGGGAGGGACGTAAAGTCTTCTCCGTGGACCTTAGTGATGCGACCAACAACTTCCCATTAGGGTTGCAGTTGAAGCTCCTTTCGTTTCTGGGGTTGCCCCAGGAGGATGTTAGACTGTTGGAGCTTGTTTCCAGATCACCTTATGAGGTGTTATGGGGCGAGCATCCAGTTGTGGTGTGGAGTGTGGGTCAACCCTTAGGGGCTGGTCCGTCCTTCATGTCATTCGCATTGACGCACGCGCTTGTTGCGCTAACTGCTGAACTCATGGTAGGAGTACCATATAAAGAGTCTGGCAGTAACTTCTACATCTTGGGTGACGATATTGTCATCTCGGATGAAAAGGTGCATGATGCTTATAGGACGTTACTGGGTGAGTTATCATGCCCAGTGTCCGAGAGCAAGTGTCTCCAAAGTACCGTAGCCGGCGAGTTTGCCGGTAAACTCATTACGGTAGACCACATTTACCACGGCTTTAAATACCGCGATATCTCTGATCAGTCCTTTATGGATGTGATTAGGGGTCTCGGCCCCCAAGCTGTAAAGGTCCTAAGTGCCCGTCAAAAGGCCTATGTGGACTTGGTTAAGGAACTGCCTGAGCCGATGGGCTTAGGGTGGAACCCGGAAGGGCGTCCCGCGGAACTTAGGTACGCGGAATACCTGTATGTGATCGAGGCATTAGAGCAGGTTGAACCTGATACTAAAGTCGACCGTCGTGCGAGGTTGGTGATGCAGTTTATGTATCAACTTCGTTCCCACTGGATTAGGTATTTCCCGGCCGACAGGCAGGTCGATTCCAAGATCCGTAAAACTCGAAGTGATGGGGGTTCACCTCCTAACGGACAGTTAAGGGAAAGGATCCATAGTTGGATCCAGAACGGCGATGAGCTCGGCGCTCCACCTATTAAGGTGGGAGACCCTAGGATTAGCCCTCTCGAGGGATGGTCCCGGAAAATGACGAAGGTGATTTTGCCTATCGTCGCGCGAGCGAGGGAGCG